AGCATCACTTTCTTTCTTGAAGTGATGTTCTGATGCTCAAAAAAGATAGACATACATCAGAAGGGCGGAGGGGTAGGCGTATCTATAGAGTGTTATATGAGTAGACATAATATCTGTTATACGCAAGCCCTTGTATAATACAACCATTCTAATTGAGATTGAATCTCAATACCAACTACATAGTTGTATAATACAACTATATACAACTAGTTGTATAATACAACCAGTTTCCCAACTAAGCTATTCCTAACGAAAACGCAGGCGACCGGCGTATACGGCGCATAAAAGGCTCACACACATTGTATAGAATTTTTTTGAAATTTTTTTGAATCGACCCCCACTTGATTTTCTATTCCATTTTTTGCAATTTGCACCAGTATATAAGATATATAAACCTACATCTATATTCTACATACTTCCATTTACTACTATACCTATAGATATAAGATATATATGGACACACAGAATAGAATTATAGACCTGTGGATACATTCTACCTTGATTCTTACAATTTTACCATTTAGATTGCCGTATGCCTACAAAGGGCTCGGAAAAGAAGTTGGCACAGAAGTACTGTTCCAATTGGGTCAGAGGCAACTGCATCGGCAGAATTATTAAATATGAGGACGGAATGACAAAAATATGGTTAGATGAGGAACTTGCGGACAAGGAATGCATTATAGACTCAGGTTGCTACTTTTTTGAAGATTACGTAAGGCCGGCTATAAAATGAATGTTGAAGATTTTGATGCTGAATGTTTGGTTCTGAACGAATCGGACTATTTTTACCTCTGGTGCTGCGATTGCAAGCTCAGGCACCTTGTTATTGTGGATGTTGAAAAGGGCAAAGGTGCGCCTCAGGTTAAAATTGGCATGGTAAGAGACCAGATGGCAACGGAAAACCAAAGAAAGGAAGAAAATATCGTATTGTACAAGAGAAAAGCCAAGAATAAATCTTAATTTTCACCCGGTGGGTAGTTTTGGAAAGGGATAAAGTAATGCAAGTCGTGGGAGTGGTGTAAAATTGTACGAAAAGTCTATAAATGACATTCCACATTACATTTTTGAGGATAAGAATGAATTTTATGAAAAATTTCCTAATGAACGTCTGTATGAGAATTGGAAGGAGGCTCCTGAAGGTGCGTGGACTGAAACAGATGACGGTCAGGTACTTGAAATCCTCAAAAGAGGCAAAATGCGCAATGGAGCATCAAGGTCTCACACCGAATATGTTAGGACTCTCCTCGGTATGCGCATGGTCAGAGATAGCGTTGAACTCTCCGGTGAACCTCCTAAGCACATTTACTCCTTTTCCTGCAACAAATACCCTAAAAGGCGCAGGTTGGAAAGGGAACACTACAATGGACGTGAATTTATTTTTGCACAGTACATTGCCAAGGGAATGGACCCAATTGAGGCATACCTCAGTTCATTCCCTACAAACAAGAGGAAACATGCGGAACTCTCTGCAAAGCTTCTTCTTAAAACTAAGAGGGTTCAAAAGTTGATTACACAGAAAATAGAAGAAAAGATGGATTCACTGGGTATTTCAGAGGATTGGCTGCTTGATGAGGTAAAGAACGTTATTAGTGGTAGGGATGCCCAGGACAATAACAAGCTAAGGGCTCTGGAACTGTTAATGAAGGTCCGTGGCATGTTTCCCAGTTCTGAGCAGAAATCAGAATCATTGACCGTTTTTCAGGGTTTTACACCTGAACAGCTCAAGGCAATACAGAATGGTAAACCTAAAGCGTTAAAAACTGTGGATGCGGAAATAAGTCAGTGACAGAGGAGCGGAGATATGCGGATGCGTTGGGTATTACCCTGTATGAGAACATTGATGAGATTGAACTTGATGAGGCGTTAAGGGAATTGAAGCGGTTATCCTCCATGGTTGATGTTCTGTTTATAGGCGACCCTCAGAGCATGAATTTCATGGCTATGAGTCAAATGTTGAATATTATAGACGCTATTGAGATTCCAATGAGGGTGCCACAGGCAAGTGCATAATGCCTTATAAAAGAGTAGGGAAAACAGTTTATGTTAAAAAAGGCGGCAAGTGGAAAAAGAAGTCCACTACCAAGAGCGTAGCAAGTGCCAACCGCATGCTGCGCCTCCTGCGAGGCGTAAAGCACGGTTGGAAACCCACAGGTAGGCGTGCAAAACGTTAATGTCGAGCGTCTTACAAAAAAGGCGAAGGAAGATAAAGAGGCACCTTTGGAAGAAAAAGCAGAAGAAAAACAGGCACAAGAAGAAGAAAAAGTAGAAGAGTTTAATATTATACCGGCCGGTCTTGCAGACCGTGACCAAATCCTCAATCGCTCATATGATGACCTACTTTACTTTGGTAGGGCATTTCTCCCTAAAGACTTTCTTAATAAGAGCAAATCACCTGAATTTCATAAACGCATTGCCAAGAAGCTGATTAGTACCGTCCCAGGCGGCAGGATATGTAATATTCTTCCCAGGGGCTTTGGCAAGTCTGTAATGGCAAAATCGGCTATTATGCATAAAATGTGTTTCGCACCGCAGGGGGAGAGGCAGTTTGTTGCATGGGTTGCAGAGGAGCAGGGTCAGGCTATTGACCACCTCAAGTATATTAAGACCCATATTGAGTACAATGACATGATACGATACTATTTTGGCAACCTTGCCGGTGACGCTGTAGGTAACAGGTGGACCGAGAAGGATATTGTTACAGCTAAAGGTGACAGGTTACTTGCTAAAGGCACAACTCAGAGGCTTAGGGGCCGTACTGAGATTGATGTACGATATACCGGTATTGTACTTGATGACTTTGAATCTGAATTAAACACTAAAACGCCTGATAGGCGGGACGAGATTAAGAAATGGGTAGTATCTACAGTATATCCTGCACTTGAGGAGACACCAGGTAACGAAGGCTGGATTTGGCTTATGGGCACAATTGTCCATTATGACAGTTTCCTGCAGATGGTTTATGAAGGGTTTAGCGATGCTGTGAAGAATGGTAACCCTTATCCTTGGAACGTTGAGTTTATTCGTGCCATGGATGATGGTAAGTCAATGTGGCCGGAACAGTTTTCCATGAAAAAGCTTGAGTCTAAGAGAAAAGAATTTATAGAAGCAGGCCTTGTTAACAAATTTAGTCAGGAGTACATGAATGATGCCAGAGACATTACTAACGCCGCGTTTAAAATTGACCGTGTCCAACACCACAGAATGTCTTTTAGGCGTGCTGGTAATTTCACTTATCTCATTGATGGCGACGACGCTATACCTGTTAACGTTTATCTTGGTGTCGATTTGGCTCATACTGCAACAGTGCGCTCAGACTTTCAAGTCATACTGGTGCTCGCTGTGGACTCAGAAGGGCACAGATACGTCCTAGACTATTTCCGTGAGAAGATACCTACATTTGATGTTCCTAATGAAATTATTAAAATGGCAGAGAAGTACAGCCCTGTGCGTAGGGTTACCATTGAGACTGTGGCTGCCCAGGAGATGGTGAGGGATATGGTTGAACGTATCAGTTATGAACACAGGAGATTAATTCCAGGTATTTTCAAAGGTGTAAAACCTCCTCCAGGCATTAAGAAGGAGGATAGGCTTGAAACGGCATTAGGTCCTTTGATAAACGGCAAAAGGCTGTATATCAAAAAGAGTATGACAGAGATTGTTGATGAGCTGTTTGAGCACCCAAAGGCCAAACATGATGATATTTTAGACGCTTTATACTATGCCAACTACTATGCAAGGCCTATTCGTAGTGGAAGAACAGACGTGGCAAATCTAGAAGAATTGGTAGAAAATCGTAAAAACCCCATCAAAACGACCTATAATTGGCTCACAGGCGCAAGAATATAGGAACTTTTTACCATTAACCTCATTGTATGCCTTGACACATACAATATAACAGGTTAAATTACATATATGCCAATAGATAAAGACCCACGGGCTAAAGCTAACCAGGAGCTTTTTCGCAAGTGGAGTGATTCTAGAAAGGATTGGGATGATGAGGCCCGCAACGATGTGGACTTTTACCTTGGTAATCACTTTACCAGTGACGAATCCGATGAATTAAAGTCCCGCAATCAGGCCGATGTTCCAATGGACAGGACCTCACCTGCCGTTGAGAAGCTTAAAAGTGTTATGACTGCAAGGCCTCCCGGCTTTACAGCAATCCCAAGGGAAGACTCAGACGTAAAAATTGCAAAACTGTGGCGTATTATCCTTGGTTACATATGGGAAACCTCCCAGGGTGACGCCCAGATGAAACAGGCAATTCATGACTACGCTGTTACAGGCCTTGGTTATCTTTTTGTATTTATCGACCATGAATCAGATTTTGGTAGAGGCGATGTAAAGTTCACCCATGTTGACCCGTTCAGGGTCTATGTACCTCCTTCTACTCGTAATCGCTGGTTGGATGACGCTGAAGGCGTCATTCTTTCTACCATCCTCACGGGTGACCAGCTCATCGACCTCTACCCTGCATTAGGACCTCAGATAGACCCAGAAACAGGTGAAATGGTACCTGGTATCATTGAAGACCTTGATACATATTCGGATGAGGACTATCCTTCGTCCAGTATGCAGAATACCATGCAAACATTTACACCTGCAGAGGTGGACAGCAAGGCTGTATGGCCTGAAGAAAAGTATCAGATACTTGAACGTTTTTTCAAAATAAAGGTCCCGTTCTACAGGATTGTAGATATACAAACAGGGCAGGAGTCAGTCCTTGATACTGAAGGTTTTAATCAGTTCCTGCAGGAGAATCCAGGTGTATTTGAACGTGGGTTGATGGACTTTGAAGAGGTGTTCCAGACACGTATTGCGTCAATTGCATCAATAGGTGAATACTTTCTATATGAGAATGTTATGAACTGTCAGTATTACCCTATTGTTCCACTTCCGAATATTTGGACAGGCACACCTTATCCTAAGTCTGACGTTTCAAGGGCAAGGCCAATGCAAAAGCTTCTTAATAAGCTATGGTCACTGGCACTGTCACATGCACAGTCATCCGCAGGTTTGAAGCTTTTAGTACCTGTGGGGAGTGCTATTCACGGTGTTGAGAGACTGGAACAGGACTGGGCAAACCCTAACGCTGTAATTGAGATTGACACGTCTCAGGGTGAACCTCACTACCCTGCACCTCAACCCCTGGCCTCAGAGTTTTACAAGTTGATACAGCAATGTGAGTTTTATATCGACTTCACCTTTGGCCTGCCTGAGATGATGCATGGGTTTCCTGAAAAGGCACCTGATACCGTGCGAGGTACAGAGCGTATGATTGCACTTGGTACTGAAAGGCCAAAGTCAAAGCTACGGGATATAGAATTTAGTATTAGCCGACTTGGTATTATTATGTACCACATGTCCAAAGGACATTACAACTATCAAAAGATTTTCCGCCTTGCTCAGCCGAATAACGATATTTCGGAGGTTATGGCAAATTATTATGATGATACCTCAGCATCAGTATTGGATATTATGAGGGACAGGTTGAATATCTATCAACATGACATACAAATAGAATCAGGTTCTACATTACCTACGAGTAAATGGGCTGAACTTGGTGTTTATATGGAGGCGTTCCAGATGGGTATTGTTGATGATATTGAGGTGCTGAAGAAACATCCTGAGATATTCGATAAAGAAGGAATTATTAAAAGAAAAAGTTTACTTGCTCAAGCCCAACAGCATATTGCTCAGTTGGAAGAGCAGGTCAAAAGCTTGCAGGGAGACTTGCAAACATCACAAAGGGAGTCTGTGCAAGACCGTAAGAGAGTGGCCGTTGAGAAGTTCAAAGGCAAACTTTCGCAGGTCGAAGCAGACGCTAAGGCAAATAGCAAAGTGCAGGCATCAAAGCTTGCCAATGAGGTGAAGCTTGAAATGGAGAAATTAGGACCAATGGCACAACAAATGGCGGCAGAGACTGCGGCCGAGGTTGAGTAATGGCCTAGTTCCGCTCCGTGAGTTTCAAGACATCAAAAGGAGTTATTTATGATAGAAAATGAAGCTGAAGCAGATGTCGTTGACCAAGTGGTTGATGGCTCCGGAGACGCCGGACTTTTTCAGTTTGCAGATGAATCCGATTATAGTGCGTCAGAATCGGCGCATATTGACGAACAGGGAGAGCCTACTTCTGGAGAGGAAGTAACGGACTGGGAATCTGAAGCTAAAAAGTTTCAGTCCCTCTATGACAAATCAAACACTAAATTAAGTGACCTTGAGAAAATGGAACCGTTAAAGAATCTTTTGGAGATGAGGCCAGACCTTGTTCAGAAGCTTCAAGAAGGAATCGTCGGTGGACCGGAGGAGAACCAGGCTAACCCGTCCGTTGGACTTTCAGAAGAGGAGTTTAACCCCTGGGATGCATATTACAAGCCCGAGTCACCATCATACCAGTTCAGGCAAGAGCAGGAACGTGGAATGGTGGATGATGCTCTTCAAGGGCACCTGGCATCTATCGAACAACAGAATGCAATTAAACAGACAGTTAGTGACCTGAGAAGTGTTCACAGGTTGAATGATGACGAGGTCAAGGATTTCCTTGATTGGTCAACTCAACCTAAAGAAGCTGTAGGTTTGGATACATTACTGAAGGTTTGGAGAGATGCTACAGGGAAAAAAGGTGAAACGGAAGTAATGAACTCTGTAGATGCGGTAAGACAGACAAAAACCCAACCACAGACAGCGGCTGCCAGTCATGGCATGTCCCCTCGTCCAAAATCTGATACAGATTCGGCTTGGGACTCTGTTGTAGGCGCAAATCAGAGCGGAAGACTTCCGTAATTTGTTAACTAAGTGAGATAGGAGAAAAGTACAATGGCTATTAATCAAGGTACTTTAAAGTTCGGTGACCCCGGCACAGGTACAGTTGATAGCGCATCTATATCCACAAGACGGTTATATAACTTTGGTGATAGGGTCGCTGACCTTGCACCGGAGGAATCTCCGTTTTTTGTTTATCTCAGCAAAGTAGCAAAGGTTCCTACTGATGACCCTCAGTTTCGTTTCTTGGAAGATAGAACCAAAATTGATTGGACTAGTCGTAGTTTCGTAATGGCAAACGCACCTGGCACGGTGGTAGCTGGTTCCAGCTACGCGTTTCAGGTTGCTGATGCTGATACGCCTGCGGCTTCAATTGATTGGCTTGTTAAAGGCATGGTTATTGCTGTTAATCCCCAAACGGATGCGACAGTTGACTACGGTTCTGTTATTGTTAGAGTTGAAACCGCGCCTGTGGCGCAAAGCAGCGACACATATACGGAGTTTACAGGTAAAGTAATTAGTTTACCTAACTCCAGTCTTAGTGACTATAATAATATCGCTGATGACGATAAATGCCAAGTAATCGGAACTTCTTTTGGAGAGGGTTCTGGCGCTCCTGACGTTTGGTCAAGTGAGCTTCAAGACGACTATGGTTATACGCAGATTTTTAAGACTGCTGCAGAAATGACGAACACTGCTGTGGCTACCCGCTATCGTGGGTATCCAAACGAGTGGGCGC